GTTTCCCAGTCACGATCCGCAGGGGTTTGTCAGCATATTGGGCTGGTGTAAGAAGAATTACCGAATCAGTGGCAATGTTGCCAGTTGAGGTTTTTCGAAAACAAAACGGAAGGCGTGAAATTGTTGCACATCCAACAGAATACTTGTTAAATGCTGAAGCAAATTATGAATCAATTTCTTTTGACTTCACACAAATATTAATTACATCCGCAATCAATCATGGAAATGGTTTGGCAATTATTGAACGTGATCAGTTCGGAACACCAACATCATTGGTCAATGTAACTCGTGAACAATGCGAACCAATCAAATATGACGATGAAATTTATTGGAAAGTTCAGGTTAAAGAAGCATACAATGAAACTGAATCATTGCTTGTCAAAGATGCTGACATGATAAATCTTCGGGGGTTTGGAGTTGATCCAGTTGTTGGACTTTCTGCAATAAAAGCACACAAGCAAAATCTTGGTTTATCTATTGCAGCACAAGATTATGGAGCAGATTTTTACAACAAATCCGCGAGGATCGATGGCTTCATCGAATTCGCTGGTGTTTTAAAACCTGAAACAAAAGAAGCAATCAGTCAACAATGGACTGCAAACTATGGACCAAATGGAACACGTGGAACTGCAATTCTTGATGCTGGTTCAAAATATCATCGTATTGGTTTGCCGCCTGAAGATGCTCAATTTATTGAAACACGAAAATTTCAAAAGAATGAGATTGCAACCATTCTTGGAATACCATCACACATGATTAATGAAATGGAAAATTCAACGTTTTCAAACATTGAACACCAGTCAATTGAATTTGTGACTTATTCAATTGGAACGTGGATTGAAAAGATTGAGCAAGAATATAGAAGAAAATTATTAAAAGATACTGAAAAACTTGACCATTATTTTAAACATAATGTTGATAGGTTATTGCGTACTGATGTCAAGACAAAAGGGGAATATTATCGATTGATGACTGACATTGGTGCTTATAGCATAAACGATGTACTTGAACTTGAGGATAGAAATCCAATTGAAGGCGGTGATGAACGTTATGTGCAAATTAATAGAATACCTATTGATGACATGAAGGAATACTATAAAAAAGAAGATGGCGAGTTATAGTGATTATCCGGATGCGGTTTCAAACAATGCAAAACGTGGCATTGAGTTAAATGAAAAGGTTGGCAATAAATGTGCAACACAAGTTGGAAAAGTTAGAGGTCAACAACTTGCAAATAAGGAAGCAATCACTGAAGATACTATCAAACGCATGTTTTCATATTTGTCACGTGCTGAAGTATATTATGATCCTGACAACACTGAAGCGTGTGGAACAATATCGTTTTTGTTGTGGGGTGGCAAAGCTGGATTGAGATGGTCAGAAAGTAAATTAAAAGAAATTGATAAAAATAGAAAAGTAATGAATAAAATTGAAAGACTTGCAGAGGTTCGAAATATTAACGAAGTTGAACGTACTGCACAATTTGTAATATCAACCGAGTCAATTGATAGACATGGAACATCATTCAAACTTGATGGTTGGGATTTGTCAACTTATGATAGAAATCCAATTGTTGGATACAATCATGAAGTGAGTGGTTCAAATCCTGACACAATCATTGGAACATCACGAGTGTTTAGAGATGGTGAAGCATTGATTGGTGAAGTAACATTTGAACGTGAAGGAAACAATCCAATTGCTGACAAAGTATTTAATAAAATGCAAGACGGCATTTTGAAGATGGCAAGTGTTGGTGCAATACCGCATGAATATCGTTATGGCAACAAAGAAGATGAAGATCGAAACACAATTTACTTTACTCGCCAAGAATTGGTTGAATGGTCAATTGTGAGTGCTGGTTCAAATCGTGATGCGTTTAAACGAAGTGCTGACCAAGTTGATGAACTTAAAAAATCACTTGAGGTTGAAGAAGAAATTGAAATGGGACTTGAAACAAAATCAGCTTTGCGTAATTACAACAAAGTTAAAATTGTTACAAAGTACATATAAACAAATAATTGATTTTTGTAGTATTAAAATTTAGAAAATGAGAAATAGTAAAGTAATAAGAGAAGAAATCGGTGAAGTAAAAACTTCCCTTGATGCTCTTGAAAATTTAGTATCTGATGAAAATAGAGATTTTTCTGAAGAAGAAAAAGTGTCATTTGACACAAACATGGAAAGATTAACTGAATTAGTTGATGAACTTCCAAAAGTAGAAAAAGAAGAAGAAATTAGAATGAAAGCAGCAAATTTAGGCGGAAGTCCAGTTGTGACTGAAAGCAAAGAGGAAAAAGAAATAGTTAGAGAATTTTCTTTTGGTAAAGCGGTAAGAGCAGCATATGGCGAAAAACTTGATGGTGTTGAATTAGAAATGGCTCAAGAAGGTCAGAGAGAAATGAACGCAATTGGTCGTAGTGCTAATGGCGTTGTAATTCCTTCAATGATTTTGAATCGTGCGGTTATTACTGAAAATGGCACATCTGGTATTGAGGTTGGAAATTTCGTTGATGCAGTTTATGCAAACACAATTCTTGATGATTTAGGTGTGACACGTGTATCATCTACATCTGATCAAAGAATCCCAGTTCTTGGTGCAGTGACTACGCAATGGGAAGGTGAAACGGATGCAGCTGCTGATGGTGGTTCTGCAATGACTAAAAAAGACCTTGCACCACGTAGAGTTGCATCTTATGTTGATTATAGCAAACAAGCTGCAATGCAACACAACGAATCACTTGAGTCAGCATTGAGAAACTCAATTGCTCAATCACTTGGTGCAAAACTTGAATATGCAGTTTTTACTGATGATTCTGCAAATGGTGCATATGATTATTTAGGAAACGGAAAAACTCCAGTTACAAACGCAAACATCACAAACTTGATGATGGCACTTGTTGAGGAAGTACAATCAAACAACCACAATCGTGGAAATTTAGGTTTTGCAATCTCAAACGATTTATTCAATGAAGTTTACACAGCTGCACAAGTTAGTGGTGTTAATCCATTAATCATTGATGAAGCAATCATGGGAGTACAAGCGAAGTTCTCAAACCAAATTGCTGACATAACTAATCCAGCAGTTTATTATGGTGACTTCTCAAAAGTTATGATTGCACAATTTGGAGGTATTGAAATACTTGTGGATCCGTACAGTCAAGCGATTAGCGGAACAAATAGATTAATCCTAAACTCATATTTTGATATGAAATTAGTTCAAGATGCTGCAATCAGCGTGGGAACATTCGGATAATTCATTTATAGTAATTAGTTAATATATGAAGAGGGTGGGTTTTGCCCATCCTCTTTTTTTTTAAAAACCAATGATAAGAAACAAAAAAATAACAAGCTATACACCAGAGGTCAATTGGGCATTGACTTTGGTTGAAGCAAAAAGACATTTAAATATATTGGATTCATCGTTTGATGATTTAATAAACGATTACATAGCATCTGCACACTTGATGTTATGGAACGAAGCTGGTTTACTTATCAAAGGCGGTGTGACTGGGTACATGACTGAATGGGATGATTTCAGAATTGATGTCAATCCTTTGGATACTTTTTCAATTTACTATTATGACTCTGACAACACACGTACATTGTTGGATTCATCAAAATACATTGCAACAAATGGACTTTATTCATATGTAGAAATGAAGGACAATTTGCCAAACTTATATGATCGTGACTTTCCAATTGAAATTGAAATAACAACTTCGGCTAATACTGATGACATGGTGAAACAAGCATTACGAATGATTGTGTCAGATTTCTTTGAAAATAGACAAAATACAATTGTTGGAAGTAACTTGCACAACCTATCACGTGGGACAAAGTTTCAAATGTCAATGGTTAGCCAACGAACTGAAATATGAACATAGGTCGTTTAGATAGGAAGATTGTAATTGAATCACAAACGTTTTCAACCAATTCAATTGGTGAATACACTGCAAGTTGGTCAACGTATCACACAACGTTTGCAAATGTGCAACGTGGAACTGGTAATGAAAAAGTTGAAGCGGACCAAGTTACATCAACAAATAAGGTTAAATTCAAGATTCGTTTTTTTGATGGAATTGATGAATCAATGCGTATTGTTTACAATTCAAAATACTATGACATTCTTGACATCCAAGAACTTGGTCGTGAAGGTCTGATGATAAGTGCAAACAAAAAACTATGATAAACTATAAAATTGAAGGTTTTGAAGGTGTTATGCTTGAAATTCAATCTTTGGATGACAAGATGAAAAGGAGTGAAATCCTTAAGATATTAAGAAGGCAAATGCAACCAGTGGTTGATAAGATGAAACAAAATGCACCAAATCAACGAACTGAAACTATTACTATAAGGGGTACTGATTACCCACCACAAGAACTAAAAAACGCAATTAAGGTCAAAACATCACCATCAAAAAAATATCCAAATGTTTTAGTTGGTCCACAATATGGAAAAGGTGCAAGGAAGTTTGATGGTTTTTATGCGTGGTGGATTGAGTACGGAGTTGGAACACATTCAGCAAACCCAACTGGAAAAAA